AATATAATCACTGGATCTTACGATGGTATTGATAACTTTTTCTATGGTCGTGCCTGCATTAATTTGAAATTCTTTAAGGGTAAGATCAAAGTCTGAGGATCCTTTCTGTGTGGCACTGGATAATCTGATGGAGTTAGTTCTATCCAATTGGGACATTCTACTATTTTTAATGTCCGTCGTTTTATTTGTGATAGTGGTAAATTGACTATTTTTAATTTCATCATCAAATTCAAAATAGTATTCGTCATTGGTGGCCAGCTTATTCTGATCTCTCAATTCCTTGAACCAGGCATTGATCCCACTGCCAAAACTGCTAACCGTCCTTAACCTTGACAGTGATGTCTTGTTAAGATTGATCGTGGGAATTTCATTTGCATTTACTGTTAGCCCGCCCACACTGAATGTTCCGAGTCCTGTCCTGTATAAGGTATTCTTACCAGTATCTCTGCTGTCATCTGCTAGTTCCTGTGGCACTCCAGTACTTTCTGATGTTTGGAAAAACTCTGCCACTGTCCCGGCAACCACAGTCAGTGCCGCCGGCACGGTTACTGTTGTACTATTAAATGCGTCATGGTTAAAGGGTGTGGCTAAAAATTTATATGTGGCACCTTTGGTCGAAATATCGATATCCATTTTATTAATCTTAATGGGTATGCGTTTGGTCAGATTAGGTATCTTATTGATGATCTCTCCGGCATCGCTGTTGGCAAAGAAATCAATTTCCAACAGATATGGCATGTCTAAATAATTTAGGCCACCAACATCAGCATCAGCACAGGCATTCATGAGGTTATCTAGAAATGTTACTCCATATGGTTCGATCAAGGTAAATTCAACGCTGATGGCATTGGTCATACGATTTATTTCTGTACAACCAATGATCGTAGATATCTCTAGATTGTCAAAATAAAAATCTCTATTAAAATACTTGTTGCGTAGGAATGCTCGTGGGTCATCGGGACTTAAAGAGTTATGTCTGCCGGCACTGGCCACTAACACACGTTTTGGTATATACTTTTCTGTCTGCACCACAAGATTATATTCATCGGGGGTTAACAAATGTAGACTCACCCCATAGGTATATGTGGAATAGTCATGTAAGACATTGTCTAAAGGTGTATACACTTCAGTTACGTCATTTATTGCTTGAGACCGGGGAGTGTCTTCCTCTTCCTCTTCTGAGGTTGGTGTCACATTTATTATTGGTGTGGTCAACGTAACGCCTGTGTTTGTGTTCAGCGTCAGTTCTGTTCCTGCTTCGGGTATTGCGATAGTTGCTTCAGCTCCAGTTTCATCCAACGAAGCAGATATCTCTGCACTACTTTCCAGATTGGCTTGTTCGGTCTCTGACAGAGTTTCTTGCTCTATAGGAGCAGGATTGTTTTCTATAGAATTCTTTGCCGTGTCTGCTGGCAGGTTGGGTTTGATATCATTTTTAACAGCATTCAATTCAGAACGAGCACCATCTAATTGTTCTTGCTGTCGAGCTTTGATAGCCTTTTGATCATCAATTGTTGCTTTTAATAAGTTTGCCTGTGTGGTTTGTCCTTTGTTCTGATATCTTTCTAGTCGTGCTTCTGCTTGGGCAATATTGTCGTCAATTGCTTTAATCTGTTGTTCACTTTCGTATATGTCTGATCTAAGAGCGCCTTCAATGACACGACTACTAGCTTTAGGATCTTCATACGGAGGTACGTAAGGCATGTATTATAACCCCAATGCCGCAGTTAAATTCTCTTTTTTAGGAACAAAAATATTAGCACCTGCGACAAAATCAAATATAGGATCTTTGATAGTATTAGGGTTTCTTACGCTGAATACCCACCAAAGTCCGCTGTCACCATACAAGTCATTGGCTAATAGGTCTGGGCGATATTGATAAATTGCATCTATTTCATATTGAATATCGCTTGGATCATTAGGGATGGTAGGAATATTGGCTACGTCAAGAAAGAAACCATAGTAGTCAGTATTCGCATAAGGGCTAGTCTTTTTGTAGTTCACTGCCATTAGATAAATCCTCCTAGACCAAGATCGTTATCTTGTAGTAGTTTGCCAGCGGCAAATTTTGCATGATCAAATCTTTCATGTAGATTTCTGCGACTGTAAATTGGTTTTAGTGTAATACTTATTGTACTAGAAGTTGGTAATCTGGTACTTGTGGTAATGGTCTTGTACTGCATTCTTGTGGTTCCGGCAGACATCTGTCCCTGTGGGCTGGCTTGAAGTAGTCCGGGCACAAATTCCGAATTGTTAACTCCACGGTTTTCCACGGCATTGACCGCATTCATTTCAAGTTCTGGATCAATAGCCACTTCTTCTAAACTCGTCGATGTCACTGGCACCTGGATGTAGTCTACTTCATTTGGCATGGTGTGTGAAAAACTTGATATCACACAGGGCACATGTGGAAAGTAGTGACTACCATAACCATCCAAGAACACCAATGGTGGCGGGTTTCCTTGGTTAGCACCTTGTCCAAAAAACATTTTGGTTGCTGAGCGGAAGAAGTAGATGGCGGCCATTAGGTATTGTCCTTCTTCCTCACTTTGTACGGTAAATTCTCCGCTGACTCTGATGTCACTCACTTCTGAGTTGTTGTAAAAGTGTGCGGGATAATTACTATGTGTGAGGGCGGCTGTTTGGTAGTTTGCCAGATGCGTAACTTCAATTTGTGGTGTATAAGGAAATATAACTCCATTGGTTTTTATTAACGGTAGCATCAATTGGTTTTCACCCATGGGAGACAGAGTTGGGTCTTTGTATAGTATCGTGGCTTTGTCGCCAAGGCTAATACGCACACGCCAATCTTCTTCTTCAATGGTGCTGGCCAATCCAGAGGAGCCCTTAAAGCCCACCGTTGGTCCACTATTTTTACCCGGACCCATGGTGCCACCAGGCAACAGGCCAGAAAGATTTAGTCTTGCGTTTTTAGGGTCCAACAAGCTAAACACGCTAGATGCGGCAGATTTACTACCTGATCCTATTAGGCCAGCGGCTGAGCTTATTGCTCCTGTTATGTTGAGTGCCATTTTTATCAAATACCTCTTGCTTTCTTGTATTTATAGGTATTATAATAGTAGCATATAAAAGGAAATTAAAATTTATGAGAAAGGTTAACTATTTAAACAACAAAGATATTCTTAAAGAAATACACAAAAGTAAACTAACATATTGTAGTTTTGCTTCACCTGAGGACAAGAATTATGATATGATACTCACAAGCGTGGAAAAGATCAATAAGAAAAATATCTTAGAAGCACGCAAATTGCGATCTGAGCGATTGGCCAAGGAACAGCAAGAAGTAGATCTGTTGAATGGCATCAAGAAAAAATTAGATGAATATCTTGTGCCTGCCAAAGACATTCCCCAAACTGACGTGGTATTCCGTGTGATGACCTGGGAACACATTCCGATCGACGAGGTCAAACAGAAGAAAGCAGATGCGAAATTGCGTGAAGAATTGGAAGACGATGAAAATTTTGATACCGAATACGACGATCCAGATCTGATCAAGGCGCCAAACAAGTATGTTAGAGTTAACTTTCCTCCCTTTAACCACTACAGGATAAACGAAGAGGGTGAACCAATCTTAGTTGGTAAAAGCCATTGGAAGGGCGGAGTTGAAAAAGGTAAGTTCAGCAAAGACCATGGCCAGATGACTCCAAAACTTGCTCATATGTTTATTAAATTATGTGAACGCTACGGAACACGTAGTAATTGGCGTGGTTATACCTACAATGACGAGATGCAATCCCAGGCTTTGCTACAGCTAAGTCAGATTGGCCTACAGTTTGATGAATCTAAGTCACAAAATCCGTTTGCTTACTACACCGCGGCCATTACCAATTCATTTACCCGCGTGCTTAACATTGAGAAACGCAATCAAAACATCCGTGATGATATATTAGAAATGAACAACTACACGCCAAGTTATACTCGTCAGGGAGACTGGGGTGGCGGTGGTGGTCACTACGAAGAATAACATTCTAGCCAAAATAGATGTAACTTCATACAACTCTCTAAATGACTTGTATGAAGCCCTATTGGCATTGAAGAAAGACGTATTTGCCGACGACGAGCGTATTGTTATTGTATATAATTCTGATAATCAAAAAAGATTGGTTGATGAATTGCTATCAACCATTGACATTCCCGAATTCTTCATCGAATTTACTCAGACCGACCAGGCTGGCGGAATTAATTTTAGTTTCAGTGATAGTTTTTGCATATACCCGTGGATAAATTTACGTGTGTCCACCATTGGTGACATCAGTCCTTGTTGTATGAACACCGCTAAGATTTCTAATCTATCATCAACCACCTTGAAAGAGGCCTATACCGGTAGTGCGATGAAAAACTTGCGTCGGGCATTCCTAATTGGTGAGTATCCTGGTAGTTGCTCGCCATGTTGGAAGGAAGAGGCGGCGGGCAAGTCTAGTATGCGCCAGCGAGCCAAGCACAAATTCAAGGACATATACTATCGGCTAGACTACCAATCAGAGAATATCAATAATTTACAATTATTTGATTTAAATCTAGGCAATGACTGTAATTTATCCTGTAAGATCTGTAACCCAGCGTCGAGCTCATCTATAGCCAAAGCGGAATTAGACAATGGCGTTATGTCTATAGTGGATTTTCAAAATCTTAAAGGAGCAGTTAGGTGGGCAGAAACTGATGAATTTTGGGACCAACTACTAGACACCGTTCAGAATATTCGATATTTGGATTTGTATGGTGGTGAACCACTGATGTCAAGATTGCATTTTAAATTTCTTAAGCGACTGATAGAATTAGATGTAGCAAAAGACATTAAAATTGACTATAATAGTAATGGCACTGTGTATTCGGAAAAATTCTTTGATCTATGGCAACATTTTAAAGAAATAAAGATAAGTTTCAGCATTGATGATATAGGTGAGCGGTTTGAGCAACAGCGTTGTGGTGCTGATTGGGCGACCGTGGTGGATAATGTTAAGAAGTTTAATTCAAAGAGATCTGAAAAATTTCAAACGGAGGTATATCCTACCATTAACACACAAAACGTATTCTATCTTCCAGAATTGCTAGAATGGATCAGCACACAGGATTTTGATCACATATCTTACAACATACTGCATAATCCTTATCATTACAATATATTATCTCTGGATGATCAAACCAAACGGGCAATTATAGACAAACTTACTCCCAACACCAATGACATGTGTAAGTCAGTTATGTCATTATTAGAAAATTCTATCAAAGGTGTAGACAACGGCAAATAATTAAGGTATAATAGATATATGGCTAATTTATTTAAAAAAGCGGCGGTGTGTACAGACATACACTTTGGGCTAAAGTCCAACAGTCAATTACATAATGATGACTGTCTGAATTTTATCAAATGGTTCATTGGCAAGGCCAAGGAGGAAGGTTGTGAGACCTGCTTCTTCTTAGGTGATTGGCACAACAACCGTGCCGCGATCAACATAGTCACGCTGAATTATAGCCTTAGGGCATTGGAATTATTAAATGACGCCTTTGACACTGTGTATTTTATTCCTGGCAATCATGATCTTTACTATCGTGACAAGCGAGATATCCAATCAGTTGAATGGGCACGCCACCTTCCTAATGTTCGCATTGTTAACGATTGGTTCAGTGACGGTGATGTTGTTATTGCTCCATGGCTTGTCGGTGATGATCACAAGCGTGTTCATAAACTAAAAGGTCGCTACATATTTGGGCATTTTGAATTACCACACTTCATGATGAATGCCATGGTGGCTATGCCTGACACGGGCGAGATCAAGCGTGAGGATTTTAACAACTTTGAGCATGTGTTCAGCGGACACTTCCACAAACGACAGACAAATAATAATATCACCTACATCGGCAACTGCTTTCCACATAACTACGCAGATGCTGGAGATGACGCTCGTGGCATGATGGTGTTAGAATGGGGTGGCAATCCAGAATATCACACTTGGCCAGATCAACCTAGGTATAGAGTTTATAATTTAAGTAATGTACTCAAGACTCCAGAAGCATTATTATTGCCAGGCATGCACTGCCGAGTTAATCTGGACATTGACATATCATATGAAGAGGCCACATTCATCAAGGAAACCTTTGTTGGGCAATATGGTCTACGTGAGTTAACCTTGTTGCCTGTCAAGAATGCTGACATAGGACAGGATATCATGTTAGGTAATATCAAATTCGAAAGTATTGACACCATTGTCACGAACCAATTGACAAATATCGACAGCGATCATTATGACCCAAATTTACTGTTAGATATCTATAGACATCTATGAGAATATATGCCTGTGGTTGTAGTTTTACATACGGTGATGAATTGGCTGATCCTGCGACCCAGGCGTGGCCTGCTGTCTTGGCAGATATGTTGCAGGCGTCTATCACAAATGAAGCCGTCGGTGGCGGCACCAATGCCAGAACTGTATACCACACTATAAAAAATATCGGTAACGATTATGATTTGTATCTGATTGCTTGGACTAGTTATGCCAGGTTTACCTTTTATAAAAGTGACGACAATCAAGAAATTAATTTTACTCCTCAGTTAGATTCTGCTTCGAATTTATCCAAAGAGTTCGCTACGATTTCTTATAAGAATTGGGGATCTGATCTTTACAAATACTGGTATAACGAACTATATTCTTTTAAACTTTGGTTACAGCAAATTATTCAATTGCAGTCTACCTTAAAGAGCAAACCATATCTTATGATTAATACCTTAGACAATCGTCTTTCTAAATGGCTGGTAGATGAAAATCTTTTTATTGAGTCAGTTAAGTATCTGATCAATTTCGATGTCATGAACGATCAACAAATCTTTGACGAATGCAAAGAAATACAGTATTATATAAGTTTAGTCGACACAAATAAATTTTACCAATGGCCTAATTTTTATATTGCACAACTTTGTAAAACTTTTAAGTGTGGTCCGAGAGGGCACATATTAGAAGAAGGTCACCAACATTTAGCAGATTTAATTTATACACATGTTCAAGATAAAACATCTCACAGTTAAGAACTTCATGAGCGTGGGTAACAGTACCCAGGCAGTTAATTTTGATCGCAAGGACCTGACATTGGTCCTAGGCGAGAACATTGACCTTGGTGGGGATGACACAGGTGCTAGAAATGGCACAGGTAAGACCACAATAATCAATGCGTTAAGTTATGGTCTGTATGGTGAGGCCTTGACCAAGATCAGAAAAGAAAACCTAATCAACAAGACCAACGGCAAGGGCATGTTGGTCACTGTGGACTTTGAGGTCAACGGCATTGATTATAAGATTGAGCGAGGCCGCAAGCCCAATACCATCAAATTTTTTGTGGGTGGTGAAGAAAAAGAAGCTGAAGATAATGCCCAAGGTGACAGCCGTGAGACACAAGCAGAAATAGAGCGTTTGCTCAACATGAGCCACGATATGTTTAAACACATTGTGGCACTGAACACCTACACTGAACCATTCCTCGCACTTAAACCCAATGATCAGAGAGAAATCATTGAGCAACTGTTGGGTATCACCGTTCTAAGTGAAAAGGCCGAATCCTTAAAGGATCAGATGAAGACAACTCGTGATGCCATACAGGCAGAAGAGTTCAAGATCAAGGCCGTGCAAGATGCCAATGAAAAAATGAAAGAGCAGATTGAAAATCTCAAACGCAGACAGACTCTGTGGCAGAACAAACACAAAGAAGACCTAGACGGATTACAACAAGCATTAGATGAATTACAAAAATTGGATATCGATGCTGAAATTACTGCTCATAAAAATCTAGCAGGATGGAAAATACAGGTCAGTCAAATTAACGAGTTAAGGACATCAATCAAACGTGCTGAAGCAGATATTATACGTGAACAACGTGCTATGGAAAAGTTAGACATAGATCTGGCAAGTTTACGTGAACACAAATGTCATGCTTGTGGACAAGAAGTGCATGATGATAAGCATCAGGAAATATTAACTGCTAAAGAAACCAGTTATACTGATGCCAAACAACAATTTGATAAGTTTACCAATTTGCACAAGGAATTGTGTGAGGCAGAAAATGAACTAGGTGATCCAGGTGAGGCTCCTAGTACTTTTTATCCCAAGGAAGAAGATGCCATACATCATAGAAGCTCCGTGGCACATCTGCAGGTTCAATTGTCTAGTAAAAAAACAGAAACAGATCCTTACGCTGAGCAAATAGAAGAAATGAAAAACGTTGCTGGTGAAGAAATTGACTACACTGCCATGAATGAGTTATCCAGAGTTAGAGATCATCAGGAATTCCTGTATAAATTGTTGACCAACAAAGACTCATTTATACGTAAGCGTATTATCGATCAAAACTTGAGCTACTTGAACGCTCGACTAGGCCAATATCTTGACCGTATTGGCCTACCCCATACCGTGGTATTCTTAAACGACCTGAGTGTGAACATCACTGAGCTTGGGCGTGAGTTGGACTTCGACAACCTGAGTAGAGGTGAACGTAATCGGTTAATTTTATCATTATCCTGGAGTTTCCGTGATGTTTGGGAAAGTCTGTATCAACCAATCAACTTGTTATTCATTGACGAATTGATCGACAGTGGTATGGATGCCAGTGGTGTTGAAAATGCCATGGCTATTCTTAAGAAAATGGCACGTGAGGCACACAAATCAATTTGGTTGGTATCGCACAGAGATGAGCTAGGTGGTCGTGTAAATAATGTGCTTACTGTGGTAAAAGAAAACGGATTTACCAGTTATAATACAGATATTGATATTGCCTAAACTTGTTTTTCAAGAATAGTATGGTGGTATTTGTCTGCACACTAATTACATATAAATAGACGAAGGATTCCTGCATAATAAAAACAATAAGGAAAGAAAATGGCAAAGGCAAGTGGACAACAAAGAGTGCATCCAGGAAAACGTAAGCGTAATCCAGACTACACTAAAAACGAAAACCCCCGTATCAAAGGATGGAGTTTAGAAAAACTTAAAGAGACATTATTAAAACAGGTATCAAGAAAAAAAGCGGCTAAATTCCGCAATGAAATCGTAAGACGTTTTCCCACAGCAGAATTCACTAGTCCGGCTTTTGACAAGAAATAATTTTCAAGGAGAAATGAAAAATGGCAACAACACATGAACAAATTTTAGAATTGATTGAAACTTATAAGGCTGAAAACGAGAAGTTTGAAGTTAAAGGTGTAAAAGCCGCAAGTTCAAGAGCACGTAAGGCTCTGGGTGATCTAGGCAAACTAGCAAAAGCTCGTCGTGCAGAAATTCAAGACAAAAAGAACTCAATGTAATCATGGCATCATACGATAATCCTTGGACTTACCAGGGCGAGCCTTTTGAGTCTGAGGATATCGGTGACAACTATGGATTCGTATATAGAATAACCAATACCGAAAATGGGTTTGACTATTTAGGTAAAAAGTTTTTCTGGACAGTAAAGAAGAGACCACCTCTAAAAGGCAAAAAGAACAAGAGACGAGAAACAGTAGAGACAGATTGGAAGGACTACTGGGGATCGTCAGACAGGCTCACCAAAGATATAGACCAACTAGGCAAAGATAAATTCACAAGAGAAATTATATGTCTTTGTAAAAGCAGAGGCATCACAAACTACATGGAAGCTCACTACCAATTTAAAGAAGAAGTGCTGTTGCGTGAAAACAATTACAACGGCATAATCAACATTAGGCTTGGTATTGGATCCGTAAAAGAACTAAAAATTAATTAACAGTCGCTGATGCAGATGTATTTCTGTGTCCTATGAGGTGATCACGCTGACGGCGTGTGGAACTCCTGAGAGAAGACTCGGGAACGGGACGACAAAGGTATTCTATAGGTGTAAAAACCAAAAGATCTGGGCTCCGAAACAAACCGACCCAGGAGCAAAATCACAGTTGGCTAACTACGGCTGTGTGAGCTACCGCCAGAAAGATCTAGAGTAGGGGGTACAGGCTGACCGCCTCCGTGCTTGTGAAAGCAATCTCTTTTAGTTAGTGTGACGGCGCACTCGGATGATGCTCTGACGCAATTTACCCTTAACGGGTAAATTGTGACTATAACATCTGGATGATAGGCAAAGTAATTGTAATATACTCTTGTTAACAGTTAATCAGAATAAAAGAAAAAGCGTTGAGCGTGAGCGAAAACGCAGATGTCGCAGACATCTTATAAGTTGATATGATAGACTTATCAATCCTAAACTGTGCGTGTGGTGTTGCCATGTTCAGAGTTTCTTGGATATGATTGTCTTAGCCAAAAAAAAAGAGCATGTGTTTAGCATGCTCTTCGTGTTCGTCGAACTTCTTAACTGTCAAATATTATTTCTTATTCCAAATATTCCATAATACCCAAACAGCCACCAAGCCTACTAAACCTTCAGAGCCTAGTGATTTAACAACTTCTGTCACAGAACCAATAACGTCTGTCACAGGTAAGAATGGTAGTGATTTTGCGCCACCAAATAATAACTCTAATACGATTGCTAGAGCCATTAATGATACAGCCACGTCGCATAATGCACTTGCCCATTTTTTAATTGTTGCTAAAACATCCATATTTTCCTCCTGGCATTATTGCCAATTATTAAAATGTTTCACAGATCCTCCACCTCCCCGATCTGCTTGTTTATTTAGGTTGGTCCAGACAACTAATATAACATAACATTAAAAAAATGGCATTTTGGATTTCTTTGTGGTTTCTAAGTTGTCCTTGATGATGTCACCTATTAGATCACGTTCAGTTTTGCTCAGCATCATTCCCTCACCATAAGTGAGTCCGCCACGCATATACCAGCACATTCTAAGGATATCGTCTTTTATGGCCCTTACCTCTTTGTCGAGTCTTTCTAGTTGCTCGACAATTTCCTCATCACTGAGAGTTAAGAGCCAACTCCGAAAAAACGGGCATAGTCGAAGAGAACTGGAACTTCGTATTCCTTGGTGCAGTCGTCGCACAAAACCTTGTTAGGTGGTATACCACCTTCTTGATTGAGGTTGGTTACTTCTGCTTGGATAGAATTGATAAAAGTTCTATCAGCATTCTGATAAAATTCTTTAATATGCGCCTTGTCAGATACCGTTACACCGTCTGGAAGTAAAATATATTCAGTGCTGTCAGTGATAGCATCGGTGGTGACGTCAATCAAACGCTGTAGACTTTTGGCTAGTTCGTCGGCACGTACTTTTGGATCAGTGTCCGGTAACTCTAGTGCTTGGCGTAATTTTTGTTCAGCAAATTCTATAGAACTATCTCTATTGGCACCAAAAAATGGTTGCGGCACCAACTTAACTTTTAATCCGTTAACATCAAACTCATTATACTCTGGTGCACGTATAGAATTTAATGCTCCCTGTAGATCAAGCTCGTTGTCGTTCTTGGTCTGACAGTGTGGACAGGTGGTTTCGATTGGCATTTTATTGCCATATGTGGCTATACGTATAGCAATTAAGATAGCATCAACATCAACACTGGGAGTTTTCCAAGCATCTTTAATACTAGGACAACAACTTTGGATAACATCAACAACACCGTTGCCGTTTAACAGGGCATCTGGTGTTCTTAAGATGATTTCATCTTTGGTTGTCATTGGGTAGATGGGCAGTTCACCATTGACTGGTAACTCCACACTACCGTCTGGCCAATATTTGCCCTTGCTCGGTAATTGAAGATAAATTGCTGGTTGCCTAAAATATTTAGACAACGGATTGTTCATTGAATTTTCCATGGTAAAAAAACCTATAAATATACATGTAGTACTGCTGATATTTATATGGATAAAAACACATGGCTGATGATAGTGAAATATTAGATCGGTTGCGAGAGGCATTGAGCAAGGGGTCTGATGAAATAGAAGATCTCATCAAAGACCTCCCACGATTAAACAAAGAGATAGATAACTGGAAGAAAGAGTTAGAAGCAACTCGACCAGCCAGCAAGGCATTTAAAGATTTCCTGTTAGGTACCAAACAACCATTGGCAGACATGACTAATGAGTTTAAGAAATTAGATCGAGCAATAGAACAAGCAGTCAAAGCCAATGAAGACAAGATAGCCGCAGACCTAGAAACTCAACGTTCTCAGTTAGCCACGGCCTATAGACAAAAAAATGTTAATACAGCTATGGCAAATTTTGCCATAGGCATGGGTCAAGTAACCAAAACTATATTAAATGGTGCTTATGAATTTGTTAAGGATCTTCAAGGTACCAAAGAAGGCACTGAAATACTAGGATCGGCCGCAGAAAAAGCGGCCACAGCCACCGGACAACTGGTTGAAAACTTTGGAGCAGTTGCCAGTGCTCTAGGTCCATTGATGGTATTCTTGAAAAAACTTCCGTGGGTGGGATTGGCGTTAACAGGATTAGGCATTGCCGCAGAAGTGGCAGGCCCTGCTCTATCTGACATGGCTAAAAAAGGCCTTCAAGTTTTAAACACTGAGGTGGATAAAACTAAAAAAGGCTTCAGAGACATTACTGGAGTAGGAGCAGAGTTCGCAGGTGGTATGTCAGAAATGCGAAATGAAGCCTACCGTGCTGGATTGGACATCACTCAATTTGCCGCCATAATCAAATCCAGTACAGAAAGTCTATCAATGATGGGTGTTGGACTAACCGAAGCCTCGAGAAGAATAGCAGGTGTGAGCGGAGTACTACGCAATTCTTCGTTAGGTCAGGATCTACGTAACCTAGGACTTAATGTAGAAGAACAAGGTGAAATGGCCGCATTAACCGCAAGTATGTTGAATGCCAGTGGTAGATTAAGATCAATGACTGATAGAGAAGTGGCTGAAGCCACTGTTGCGTATACCAAAGATCTAAAAGTGCTACAAGGACTTACAGGTGAGGATGCACGTAAGAAGTTAGAACAGGCAAGGAAAGACGCACTACAGGCAGATATTCTAGCAGAGGCGATGCGTGTCGGTGGTCCAGAAGCAGTTGAGAGAACCATCGCGGCACTTAACGCTGTTCCTGAGTATGCCAGAACTGGTGTAATGGAACTAATGAGTACACAAGGTCGCGCCATAGGTGACTTTGCCACAAATCTGAACATGGCACGAAATCCAAAATTACGTGGAGCCATCTATGGATTTTATAACGACATCACTGATGCCTCATTATCAGCCAGCGACATATCACAAAGAACACTAAGAAACTTTGAAGAAGTTGGTGAATACGCTCGTAGCATGCCAGGCAACTTTAAAGAAATAGGCACAGCGGTCAGGATGGGAGCTACGGAACTGGCACCAGCATTTGACATGTACAATCAACAGATCATGTACGGAGTTAAAGTAGCCAAAGGCACAAGTGATGCAGTCAGAGATGAAGTCGAAGGAGCCGCAGGCACCATCGACCCACTAACGACCACAATCAATCAATTGGATGAAGAAGTCCAACGATTAAAAGCCGCACTAGGTAAAGAACTCACAGGTCCAATAATTGGGTATAATCGGGCATTATTAAAAAGTACACACTATGTTGATCAATTTGCCGATGTATTAAAATCAGTCAAAGATGCAATGGCTGATGATTTTGGTGTCAAAAATCCTGAAGATAAAGGTATCAGTTGGGGTAAAATGCTATTAGGTGGAGCCATGGTAGCTGGTGGTGCGGCTTTGACAGCGGCGACTGGTGGCTGGGGCGGTCTCCTTGGAGGCGGGTTTGTTGCAGGAACTGGTGCGTCAATGATGTCAGATGCATACCAAGGCAAGGCCAATGGTGGCATATCAACCGGACCGGTTAGTGGATACCAAGAAACTTTACACGGCACTGAAGCAGTGGTGCCCTTGCCAGGCGACAAGTCAATTCCGGTAACCATCACCAAAGATGCCGATGCAAGACCACAGACTAATATGGACATGGCCAGAATCAGTGCCGACATAAATGGACAGTCTGTGCTGTTAACAGAAATTCTACGCACACTCAAAGACGGCAACAACATACAATCAGGAATTTTACAGAACAGTTACTAGTACGATAAATATAGTAATAATAATGGTACTGGAAAAAATCTATGGCAGGTTGGAAAAAATATTTTAAAGCCGCAAATACCAGCGGTCAAATGAGCGTTCTGGCTAATCAATCAACACCCGAGGCCAAATACAGTAACTGGCAAAGCCAATTACCTGAAGTTTACATTGGTCATCCAAATCGAGTAGAACGCTACAATCAATATGAACAAATGGATATGGACAGTGAGGTCAACGCGGCCTTGGATATCATAGCAGAATTCTGCTCTCAACCAAACATAGAAAATGGTACGGGATTTGATCTGTTCTTCAAGGATGATCCAACCGACAATGAAGTTAACATTCTTAGAGATTCATTGAATCAATGGGTTAACCTAAACGATCTTAACAAGAGATTGTTCAAGCTCATACGCAATACCTTAAAGTATGGTGATCAGGTATTCCTACGTGATCCAGAAACATTTAAATTATACTGGACAGAGATGCACAAGGTGGTCAAGGTCATCGTCAATGAAGCGGAAGGCAAGAAACCAGAACAATATTTTGTTAAAGATCTGAATATAAATTTCCAAAATTTAACCAGCACAGCAGTTAGTTCCAGTGATACGTATATCAATCATCCGCAGGTGGGTGGACCCAGCGGAGCATACACACAACCGAATGTTCCCTACAGTGGCGGCACACGTTTTAGCCATGCACAGAATGAGAGCGTGATTGATGCGGAACATGTGGTGCATATTAGTCTAACCGAAGGTCTTGATCTCAATTGGCCATTTGGCACCAGTATACTGGAAAGCATATTCAAGATTTTCAAACAAAAAGAACTGTTAGAAGATGCTGTGATTATCTATCGCATACAACGTGCACCAGAACGTCGTATCTTCAAAATTGACGTGGGAAACATGCCCACACACATGGCCATGGCGTATGTTGATCGCATTAAAAATGAGATCCATCAACGCAGAATTCCAACTCAAACAGGCGGCGGGGTTAACATGATGGATGCTACTTATAATCCATTATCGACCAACGAAGATTATTTCTTTCCGGTAACAGCTGACGGTCGTGGATCAAGCATTGATGTGTTTCCAGGTGGACAGAATTTAGGTGAGATCACAGACCTACGTTTCTTTACCAACAAGATGTTCCGTGGTCTACGTATACCGAGCAGTTACTTGCCAACACAAGATGATGACAGCGAGCGTATGCACACCGACGGGGCTACCACAGCACTGATACAAGAATGGCGCTTTAATCAATACTGTAAACGTTTACAAACCCTAATTGTGGAAAAACTAGATCAAGAGTTTAAGATGTTCATGCGATGGAGAGGTATTAACATTGACAACAATCTATTTGAATTGCGTTTTAATGAGCCACAAAATTTTGCCAAACATCGCCAAGCAGAGATCGATGCCACGAGAATACAAGCATTTAGTCAACTAGAAGCAGTACCATATCTGAGCAAACGTTTCCTACTTGAGAGATATCTAGACCTGAGCGAAGAAGAAATCACTAGGAATGATAAATTATGGTCTGAAGAGCAAGGTGAAGCAGGGGAAATACCATCTGCAGATGCTGGATTAAGAGCAGTGGGTATCACGGATTCTGACATCCAAACAGACCTAGACACATTCGTCGCTCCAGAAAACACAACAGCAGAAGCCCCCGGAAGTGAAACTCCCCCAGCACCAGGGGAAGGCGCGACACCAGTTCCGTTGGGCACACCAGAAACGCCTTAACATTTGGTAAATAACAGTATGAATATCATTGAAATGTTTACGGAACCACAAGGTTATCGCTCAGAAAAAGAAGACAATACCGCTGTCTCCTTGTCTGACATACGCAAAACCAAACTAACACTAAAACAGATTAATCGTTTAAGAATTATGAACGATGTCCGTAAATTAGAGCACGAACAAAAGATTGAACAGGTCCAAGTACAATATAAGACGCCTACAGCACCGGCCGGTGGATTATAATTATCTAGCAAAACGACTCAAAAACAACGCATTTAACCAGGTTTTTTGAGGAATTTTGTAAATATATAAACATATTATAACCTAACTAACTCAATTTAACAGTTACCCATTTTTTTTTTAGGAGTTTACATAGATGGCAAACAAATATGAACAACTTATTGATTTAATCATCAATGAGGAACAAGACAAAGCTCGTGAACTCTTTCATGAAATCGTTATAGAAAAATCACGCGACATTTATGAAAGTTTGATCGACGAAACAGACATCAGCGAAATCAATGATGAAGATTCAACAGAGATTGAAGAGTTAGCAAACGAAATCGTTGCTGACGAACAAGGTATCTCAGAAGAAGAAGGTGAAGAAGGTGAAGAAGCAGAAGTCGACATGGAAATGGACGCTGAAGAAGCACCTGAAGAAGAACACGAAGAAATCGAAGATCGCGTTGAAGACTTAGAAGATGCACTCGACGAATTAAAAGCAGAATTTGACGCATTAATGGCCGGCGAAGCTGAAGAACCAGAACACGCTGACATGGAAGTGCCTGCAGAAGACATGATGGAAGAAACAGACGAAGTTGCTGAAGAAGCAGTTGAAGAAGCAACAGAAGAAACAACAGAAGAAACAACAGAAGAAGTAGTGCGTGAATATGTAGAAAAAGCACCTGCTCCAAAAACATCAGAAGAAGGCGCTAATACAAAATCACCAGTGGCTGGTAAAAACGACATGGGCGGTAAAGCAGTTGATGTAACAGCAGGCGGCGAAGAAAAAGGCGCTAAAGTTGCACCAAAAGGCGAATTACCACATGACGGTTTAACAAAACCAGGTGCTGATGCTGGTAAAGCATTTAAAAAAGCATAATTAGGAAACTATAATGGCATTATATCTTAAAGAGAACTTAACATTTGATGCCGCTCGTATGGAAGTCATCACTGAAGACCATACTGACGGTAAAGGTGGTAAGAATCTTTACATGAAAGGTATCTGCATTCAAGGTGGAGTTAAAAACCACAATGAGCGTGTATACCCTGTAAATGAAATTGCCAATGCTGTTTCTACTCTTAATGAACAGATCACTGGTGGCTACAGCGTCCTAGGCGAAGTAGACCACCCAGATGATTTGAAAATTAACCTAGACCGTGTTTCACACATGATCACAGAAATGTGGATGGATGGACCAAACGGCTATGGCAAACTAAAGATTTTACCAACTCCAATGGGTCAATTAGTCAAGACCATGTTGGAAAGTGGTGTAAAACTTGGCGTTAGTTCTCGTGGTAGCGGAAACGTGAACGAGGGTGACGGTAAAGTAAGTGACTTTGAAATAGTCACAGTTGATGTAGTTGCACAACCTAGTGCTCCTAATGCGTATCCAACAGCGATTTACGAAGGACTGATGAATATGCGTGGCGGACACAAGGTATTCGAAATGGCACGTGAGGCCAGTGCAGATCAAAAAGTACAAAAATATCTGAGAGAAGCTGTAAAAGGCCTAATCAAAGATCTGAAAATTAAATAGGAGATCACAATGTTAGATGCTATCAAACCATTGTTGGATAGTGGCATCATTAATGAAGAGACTCAAACTGCTATTACAGAAGCTTGGGAATCTAAGTTAAATGAAGCTCGTGAAACTATTCGTGCTGAATTGCGTGAAGAGTTCGCTGGTCGCTACGAACACGACAAGAATCAAATGGTTGAAGCTCTAGACAAAATGGTTACTGAACAACTTGCCGCTGAAATCAAAGATTTCGCCGACGAGAAACAAGCTCTAGCAGAAGATCGTGTTAAATTCAAAACACAAATGATGGAAAATGCTGGTAAGTTCAATGATTTTATGGTTACAAAATTAGCTGAAGAAATCAAAGAATTACGTTCAGATCGCAAAACTCAAACTGAAGCAATCGCTAAGTTGGAGAAATTTGTGATTCAAGAACTTGCTAATGAAATCAAAGAGTTTGAAGAAGACAAACGTTCTGTGGTAGAAACAAAAGTTAAACTTGTTGCTGAAGCAAAATCAAAACTTGCTGAACTACAAAAATCTTTTGTTGCTCGCAGTGCTAAACTTGTTAAAGAAGCAGTGACAGATAATCTAGGCTCAGAATTAGCTCAACTAAAAGAAGACATCCAATCAGCTCGTGAGAATATGTTTGGACGTAGAATCTTCGAAGCATTTGCTAATGAGTTTGCTGTTACTCATTTAAATGAGAACAAAGAACTTGCTAAACTTCAATCAATTATTGATGAAAAAGATCAAATAATTACTGAAAGTCAAAAAGCAATCGCTGAAAAAGAAGCACTAGTTGAATCTAAAGAACATGAAGTTAAAGTGATCACAGAAAGTGTAGCTCGTAAAGAGAAGCTTGCTGAATTGCTTAAACCTCTGAACAAAGAGAAGGCTGAAGTAATGTCTAGCCTACTCGAAAGTGTGCAAACTGAAAAACTTCAGGGAGCATATGATAAGTATTTGCCAGCAGTTCTAAATAACTCATCAGTAGCACCTAAGGCTGAGAAGTCTGTGCTATCAGAGAGTAAAGTAGAAGTAACTGGTAATAAATCTGCTAAAACAGACGACGAATCGCTCAACAATGTTGTAGAAATTCGACGCTTAGCAGGGCTAAAATAAGTAGTAACTTTTAATTAAAAGGAAAAAAGAAATGACAACCCAACTATTAGAAGGCCGTTGGAATGAGACCAAAGACGCCCTGTTAGAAGGTCTACAAGGTTCTAAAAGAACGACAATGGCTATAATTTTAGAAAACACTAAGAAGCACTTGCAAGAGAATGCTACTAGTGGTGCTACTGCTTCTGGCAACGTAGCAACATTAAACCGCGTTATTCTTCCAGTGATCAGACGTGTTATGCCAACAGTTATCGCTAACGAGATTGTTGGTGTTCAACCAATGACTGGTCCTGTGGCTCAGATTCATACACTACGTGTACGTTATGCTGATTCACAAGCCGCTGGTACATTAGGTGATGCCGCAACAGCTGGTGACGAAGCATTATCACCATATCGTATTGCAACAGCATATTCAAGTAAAACAGCTGATAGTAGAGCTTCTGCTACATCTGCACTTGAAGGTGTTCCAGGTAACAGAATCAACGTTCAAATCTTAAAACAAGTTGTTGAAGCGAAAACTCGCAAACTATCAGCTCGTTGGACATTTGAAGCCGCTCAAGACGCACAAGCGATGCACGGCTTAGACGTTGAAGCTGAAATCATGGCCGCTCTAGCACAAGAGATCACAGTTGAGATCGACCAAGAAGTTCTTGGCTCATTACGTGCTTTAGCTGGTTCTACATACGGTTACAATCAATCAACAGTTTCTGGTACAGCAACATTTGTTGGTGACGAACATGCCGCTTTAGCAGTTCTAATCAACAGAGCCGCTAACTTGATCGCTCAAAGAACAAGACGTGGTGCTGGTAACTGGGCTGTTGTATCAGCCGCCGCTTTAACAGTGTTACAATCTGCTACAACTTCAGCTTTTGCTAGAAGTACAGAAGGTACATTTGAAGCTCCAACAAATACTAAATTCGTTGGTACATTAAACGGCGCTATGAAAGTGTATGTTGACGGTTATGCCGCTGATGACACACCAGTATTAGTAGGTTACAAAGGTTCATCAGAAGCTGATGCGGCCGCATTCTACTGCCCATATGTTCCATTAATGAGTAGTGGTGTTGTGCTTGACCCAGCAACATTTGAACCAGTAGTAGGTTTCATGACAAGATATGGCTATGTTGAATTATCAAACACAGCTTCATCTCTTGGTAATGCGGCTGACTACTTAGAAGAAATCACAGTTGCTAACTTATCTTTCCAATAAGAATAAGTTTAGTAGTGAACTTTACTCAAAAGGCCCTATATGGGCCTTTTGTTTTGATTTTAAAATAAATACTATTGTTCATAAGAACTTATGCGGTCCCCACCGCGTAGGCCTAGAACGCCATTAATTTTTTAAGGAGAAAACAAATGGGACGTCCTATTAAAGCAGTATATTTTGGTGCACCTAAGGGAACAGGTGTAGGTGGAGAAGGTGTTCAATACGCAAACGTCTGGATTGCTGGTGAAGGATACTACACAGCCAACGTTGGTGTAACATTCTCAGCACCACAAATTGCAGGCGGTACAACTGCCGCCGGTACAGTCACTCTCGATGGAAACGGCAACGTAACAGCAATAGCAATCACCACAATTGGTAGTGGCTATACATCAGCACCAACAGCAAGTATCACAGGTGCTAATGCTAGTCCAGCGACAGCAAACGTGTCATTATATGCAGGCACAACAACAGCTGATGCTATCTATGCTAATGCCTGGGTAACAGGTGGTAGCATGGGCAAGGTAGCTGACGTTGTCACACAACGCAGTTCACGTCGTTACAGAGTAACGAATGCTGACGGAACTAGTGTATGTAGGTTAGTACCTAATGCACCAGCGGCCGTTGGTGAAATGAGTCTGAATGCTACTGATTCAGATGGTGGTACATATTGGGTAACTAAGTTAGAATCACGCACAGCTTGTTTGATTCCTAACACAGGATCACAATTCTCAGCTAATGCACATGTTAGTTGGAACATA